TCAACCGGCGATCCGTCCCATTCGCTCCGCCAGCCGTAAATGGCAGGCGGAAGCCAGTTTGACCAGGTCGGTATTGTTCACCGGCATCCTGCCCGGCTCGGCGATCAGCTCCGCCAAGCCTTCCAGCGTGGCGACGGAGCTGGTGAGGCCGATCAGTTTGCCGTGCGGCCAGCGCTGTTTGTTGTGGCGCTCGTAATCCAGCGCCACCACCCAGCGCGAATGCTGCCAAGGCCCAGGGCCGCGCAGCACCGCCTCCATCACCGCCCTGCCCACCTGCTGCGCCGCCTCGGCGGCCAAGGCCAGCGCCAGATGCAGGCTCTCCGCCGTGGTGGCCGGCCCGCCTTCATGCAGCAAAGCCGGTCGCGTCTCCTCCTGCCACCAGCGCCGCAACCGCCGCGCGCCGGGTTTCTTGATCCTTCTGACTACCTCGTCCAGCTCGCCTTCGGACAAGCACAGCACCGGTTCATCTTCCCCGGCTAGCAGCAACAGGCGGCCAGCCGGTTGCTCCAGCGTTGCTAACAGGTCTTCCACTTCCTGTTTCATCGAAGCGGCGATTTCCGCGGCGACAAACCAGAAACCCTCCTCGCGGCGGATGACGCGCAGCGGGAAGTTCTTGGTGTAGTCGAGGCGGAGAGGAAGGTTTACGGAGAGGTCGAGGTGGTGGTTCATGGTTGGGCCTCCTCATGCGAGTTGGCCGCTTGGTAATCAGCTTGGAGCGCTAAGTTGCAATGCCATTGATCTGGCTGTCGTGCTGAGTGTGCCGGAGGGGGAAGAGGATGTCTGAAAGCGCGACGCGCTTCAGATGAGAAACGAATCATGGCCATGGTGGCCTCCTGTGCTTTGAGATGAAAAGTCCACCTTGTCGGGGTGGGGGCGCTCTCAACGGCACAGACCGTCCGGGTCCTTACGGATACCCGACACCCCCCTTGATCGCAGTGGCGTACAGAAACGCGCCGTGCGGAATGAAGGCGTAATAATACCGCCAAACTGGGCGGGTGCAGCTGTGCTTTGAGAGAACCTCCAAGCTAATCCTCCGTTATGCCTATGTCAACATGCTAAGTATTGCTGCGTAATCAATGATTTGACTGCTAATCATTGCGGCCAAAACTTGTTGTCTTGAAGCGTTTTGGTTCCGCCCAAAGGGCGGGCCAGGGGGCTGCGCGGCCAGCCCCCCAGCCCCCCGGCACCCCGGCACCCCGGCACCCCCAGGCCGCCCCAGGCCGCCCCAGGCCGCCCCAACAGCGCGGCGAAACCCCGTCTCCAAACCCATTCCCAAGGCGCCGCCCAACTCGCGGGGCGCTAACGTCGCCCCGCTCAAACAAATGGCGGCTTAAGACCTTGGGAATGGCTTTGGAGCCGGCTTGCGCTGATGGGGGGGACGCGTTGATTCCGTTCTATCGATAGTCGCTGGGATGGCAGTGATGAGCTTGTTCTAAGCATCACACAGGGTTTAGTTGCACCACCACGCATGTAGTGGTTTTTAAGTATTTGTACATAGGTGTTTTCCGAAGAAATTGTTCTTGTGGTGACTATTCTTGGGAGATGGCTTCTTACAGAAGATCAAGGAGTGGATGTTTTAATGTCCAGTATGTAGACATTTATGCAGATAGGAGATCTGTTCATTTCCTGCTCCTATCAGTTTGATTTGCTATTAATCTTTTTATTCTTTTATTCTTTTATTCGCTTAAAGCATACTCATGAAATATTTAATCAATCAATATTAATTTCAATATTTATTAATAGGGATTAATTTTAATTTTTAGTGTTTTACTGGAAAGATTATGAGCTATCAAGATGATATATTTTTTGAGAACGAGGTCCGGCGGATTGCTCGTGCAAAGTGGCCCCAAGCTCAGTTCTCTGGAGCCGAAATCAAAAATGGAAGAGAGCAAGATGGAGTTTTTGAGACGGATGATGTGATTCACTATATTGAGGCAACAACATCCCGTCGTGCTGAAAAAGCAAGAGATGATGCTAAGAAAATATTTTCAGCCATGGTTGAACAGCAAAAGACTGGATTAATGAAAGGCGCTGTAGGATGGTTTATAACAAAAGATGAGCCAACAGCAGACCAGAGAGAACAGGTAAGGCTTCATGGGAAGCAACAGGTAAAAGCGGTATCATTTTCTCAGTTTCAGCAGACACTAATTGATGTACTTGCGTATTTTAAATGCAGAGAAAACCATATGTTTGGCAGTGTTCTTGATCCCGTGAAAAATACAATAAATCCAGATGTGAACTATATTCCTCTTGACTTAATTGATTTGGAATCCGGAGAGCAGAAAAATATAGATAGTATTGCTACTGGATTAATTAAAGGAGACAGCTATACAGTTTTGGGTGATTATGGGGCAGGAAAAAGCATGACGATGCGACAAGTATATTTTTCTCTAAGAGATAAGTATAGAAAAGGCAGCATTGCTCAATTTCCCCTTTATATCAATTTAAGAGAGCACTCAGGACAGGATGATCCTTCAGAACTTCTTGAGAGACATGCACGAAAGATTGGTTATGAAAAGCCACATAATTTAGTTAGTGCTTGGCGAGCTGGTTTCGCAATACTTATAATTGATGGGTTCGATGAAATAACCACATTGGGAATATCAGCCACCAGATGGAAACTAAAAGAAGCTAGACGAAGATCTTTGGAGGCAGTGAGGAAAATTATAGAACAAACACCTAGTAGTATTGGCTTTATCATTGCAGGAAGGGACCATTTTTTTAATAACCCCAGTGAAAGAAGAAGTGCTTTAGGAATAAGGACTAATACGAGAACTATAGCTATTGGTGAATTTACCAAGAGTCAAATTAGACAATATTTAGAAAAAATTCCAAGGCGAAATATATCATTTCCACCATGGCTGCCGACACGACCACTATTGGTTGCCTATATTGCTACACATGGTTTACTTGATGACTGTGAAGCCTTGGCTGAATCAATAGATTCGACAGATGGCTGGCACTATTTGTTAGACCAAATATTCGATCGAGAGGCGAAAATTAGTCCTAACTTGGATGGAAGGGCTCTGAGGAAAATATTAGAGCGTCTGTCAACAATTGCACGATCGACAACAGATGGGTTAGGTCCTATCACACAACAGCAAATTACGAATGCATATATCCAGATATGTGAATCAGAACCCGATGAGCAGGCGAACCTATTGCTGCAAAGGTTGCCAGGTCTTGGGATGTATCGAGATGAAGATGACTCAAGAACATTTGTAGATCAAGAACTAGCAGAAGTGTGCCGTGCACGTGACGTGACTGATTTTATCATAAATCCATATGGATCAATACAGGATGACGGTTGGAAATCTTCAATGATTTCTATATCTTCCTTTATAGGGCAAACTGCTATTTCTAGAGTTTGTAGAAATTTAAAACAAAGAGCTGATTTTTCTATACCAGCTATTGAATCTGCATTTATTGCCATTCGCGACAATAAAGAATTTTGTAATTTGAGCGCGGATGTGATGACTGTATGCTTAGAGTTTCCATATGTACCAAAATCAGCAGTAACCATTGAGGGAGTTATTTTTGACAATTATACTATTTCAACAGTAGGTCCTAAGTTTGATTTCTCCACAATTGAATTTAAAAACTGCTTATTTGAGTTGATAGAATTAACAAATCCAGAACAGGATGAGCTCCTGCCCCACTTTCAAAGCTGCATATTTATGATGATAAAAGGAAGATCCTGCGAAGAGGATCTTCCCCAAAATAAATTTGATAATGATTGCGATTTTGAAGGGTTTTCTGACTCATTAAATACACAGGCATCAATTTTAGAATCATCATTAACAAGAGGAGAGCAAGTAGTTTTGACAATTCTAAGAAAGCTATTTGTTCAAAGCCTTAGTGGACGACTAGAGTCTGCATTATTTAGAGGGTTAGATTTAAATGATAGGCAGCTGATTCCAGATGCCATAAAATTACTACAGCAAAAGGGATTGATAAGTCTTTATTCTAGGGGGGATGGGAATATATGGATTCCTATGAGAAAAGAAATTAATAGGGTCAGAAAAATACTTGCCATTCCTAATGAATGTAACGATGAGGTAATGTTTATGGCACGAAAAATTGGCTCCTAGTCCGACTTGATTGATTAAGGCACGACGTATCACTCATTGGCTGAGGTTGATTTAGATATATTGGGTATGGGAAGTGGTACATCGCTTTTTTGGGGGAGGGGCTGCACCCTAATAGGTAGAGTCGGACCGACGCGCTCCATGTCCCCATCAGCGCAAGCCGGCTTCGAAACCATTCCCAAGGTTTTAAGACGCCGGTTGTTCGACGCGGTGCGACGTAAGCGCGCCGCTAGTTCCGGCGGCTCCTTGGGAATGGGTTTGGAGACGGGGGTTCGTCGCGCTGCTGGGGCGGCCTGGGATTGCCAAGGGGCTGGCCGCACAGCCCCTGGCCCGTTCGCCGGGCGGAACCGGCACCAAAATCATCCGTCCGCGAAGCGGACACCAAACCGCACACCGTGCGCGGTGAACGTTGGGCTTCGCTACGCTCAGCGCCAACCTACACTCCAACGAATCCCTGGCCATCTTGTGAGGGGGTGAGAGATAAACCCACCAGGTAGTAACGTGATAATCGGGAACAGCTGGGATGATATGGGAAGATGGTGGACAGCGGTCTGAAAATCTATTTCACGTATTGCAAAGGGTGGTGAGCCGGTCGGCCCACCACTTTCAGCTGAACATGTCGCCCTGGCGGCTCTCCATTTCCTCGCGCCGGACGGCCTTCACGATCTTATAAATCCACTGCAGGCTGACACCGTACTTGCGCGCCAGGTCGCCGTGGTTGTCTCCGGTGAATTCCTCGAATATCTTCCGGTCCCGCTTCGACAACCTGACCGACAGCCCCATCGGAAAGTAAATGTTCTGGCCTCCCCAATGCGCCGCCATCCGGTTGGCGATCTCGCTGCCCAGCTGCTCACCGATTTCCCGTTCAATGCTGGCCAGCTCCTGCAGGGCCTCGGCGATGTGGTCGGCCAGGTCGGACAACAGCTCCGGGCCTTTGCTGCGGGTATGGATGGGCTTCATGCTTCCTCCTTGGCCTTGAGAGCGACGGTCAAGCCTTCCCAGGCGCTCAACATCGGGTCGAACGTCTTGCGTGCCATGGCCGTATTCATCAGCTGATTCAGTTCATTGCACTGCGCGGCTGTCAGTGGCAGCTGCTGCGCCTCGGTCGCCAGCTTCTGCACCAGGTCGGGCAGCGAACGCATCGCCCACTTCTTCAGCGATTCGATCACCTGCTCCAGTTGGTCGCCGGCCAGCCACTGCATGGCGTCCCGGCCGGTAATCCGCTTCACATACGCAGCCAGGGCACTCTCGGCCGGGCTCTTGACCACGCCAATCTCATGCATGAACAGCCAGAGCGCGCGTATCTTCTTATGCTGCTCGTCCTGGGCCAGTGGACGCGACTGAGTGGCGGGCTGTCCTTTGGAACGCACCTTGAATCCGCTGCGCTTCAGGTATTCCAACACCTGGTTCAGCTCTGGAACGGTTAAATCAGCCGCAGATGCCTGTTTTCCAATCCGCTGGAGAATGGCGCGATAGCTGTCGTCATCCAGAGCCAGCTCGCGCTTGGCTACATGGATCAGGCGGATCAGTCGCTGTCGTTCTTGAGTCTTTGCGTTCATCGTTGGCTGCTCATCAGTACCCGGCAACCACGCCGGGCAGACCGCACACATATTTCAATGTGCGCGGTTTCGCTTTACGCGGCGGCGTCCTTCAGCGCCTTGGCCGGGGCGAACTTGGGCGCGCGCTTGGCGGCGATCTGGATGGTCTCGCCGGTTTTCGGATTGCGGCCGGTCTTGGCTGCGCGTTGGGTGGTGCCAAACTTGCCAAGGTCAGAAATCGCCAGCTCGCCACCCGCCCGCACGGTGTCCAGAACCGTGGTGGTCAGCGCGTTGAGAACGGATTCGGCTTGCTTGTTGGTGACATCCGCGTGGGCGGCTAGGTGTTTGATCAGGTCTTGCTTGGTCATTGCGTGCTCCTTGCTGGTGAAAGAAATTGTCAAAACGGCGTAGTGTTTAATCCGCTCGCACATCGCTTGCGGTCTCTTTAGCCTCCCGCAACAGCTGAGCGATTGGCTGCGCGTGCGTTCCTGCGATCATGGCCATCACAACTGAGCGACCATCGGCCAGCTCCATTTCCACGATGTCGAACTGGTTGTTGACCGTAGCCTCAGCCTCTTCAAATACCTCTAGCAGCGTAGTTTGGTCCCACTCAAACAGGTTGGTCAGCTTGCCCATCTCACACCCCCGCCAAATCCAGCCGTATCGTTTCGAACCGCTTGGTAGCAGCATTGCGCCTTTCGATCCGCACGTACTCCGTGGAGCACTGCACCCGAATCGACTCGGTTAATGCACGCATCGCGCGTTGCCATTTCTCGTCTTGAATGTCGAGTCGACGCAGACCCAGCACCCGGCTGGTCGAGATTTTCCCTGCCTTGTCGACCTGAAATGCGTCAGCGATCAGGGCCTTCACCTCTGGGCGCGCATCCTCGGTCCATTCGTGGACGCATTCATCAATCAGCGCCTTGGCCGCTTGCAGGCCTTCGTCAAATGTCAGCGTGTCGGCGATGGCCCGCAGCACTCGGGTATTGCCGTCAAAACTGGTCAGCGTGACATTGCCCTTTTGGCCGCCGACATCGGCCTGGTAGCGCTCGGCCGACAAGGCGACAAACGCCTCAATATCGGCGAACAAGCCAGCCTTGAATTGGGTCAGTTGGTCTTGCATGGCCACAGCCTTCTGCAGCGCTTCGGCGACAAACTCGTCGCGGGCAATGTCTATCGGCTTGATGATGTTGATCGGCACCAGCCTGCCTTTTCCGTCTTGCTTGTACCCTTCGGGGATAGCGTTCATTCCTCACTCCTCAGTCCTACCAATCGTTTCACCTTGGCCAACTCGGCCCGGTTCCTGTCCAGCCACTCCGGCGTCAGCGGTATCTCGTCTGCAGCCCGCCAAAATCGCCTGGGCGACAACGTCGTCGGCGGCGGTTCGGGGCCGGGTATTTCCTCGGCGGGCACGGCCGGTGCCTCTGCCTCCGTCTCGGCCAGGGCTGAGACTTCCACTACGGGGGCTACCTGGTACTGCTGCAGCTCGTCCTGGTAGTCCAGCCAGACGATCTGTCTGGCCTCCTTGCGGTCGGTGTCCATCGCCACCAGCCGCTCCACCTCGTCGGCCAGACGCTGCTTAGTAGCGGCGTCCAGCTCGGGCACGGTTTGCTTCAGCATGCCGCCTGGGCCTGCAGCAGCTGGCGCTTGCTGTTGATCATCTGCCGTGCCATCCGGTACAGCTGGCGCCACGCGGGGCGATTGGCCGGGGCAGACACGACCAGCATTTCCTGCTCCCACGCCGCGGTATCAAACGGCACGCTGATATCGATTCGCTCCTCGCGCTCGTATTGCACCGAATAGATGTCCGCCACCAGCTCCAGGGTCGCCGGGCTGGCGTGGGTGATTTCTATGAAGCTGCGGCCGGCCACCGCGCCGCGGGTGATGTTTTCAGAGGCGTACCGGGCAATGCGTTGCAACGAGGCCACTTCGTGATTCAGGTTCATGACTGACTCCTTGAATTTAGAAAGCTGCATTTGAATGACCGGGGTCAATTCCCCATTTCCGTCCAAACAATCCGGCATCCGCCCAACTCGAACTGCCCCTGGCGGTACGGGCCAAAGTAGGTATCCCGGCCAAAGCTGAAGTACACGGCCTCGCCCTTTTCGATCATCCGGCGGCAGTTACCGCAGGTCTGGATGTTGATGGTCGGCCGGGTCGGGGTGTTCAGCTCCACCGACACCACGGTGAAGTTGTTCTGGCTCAGTGCCTCTATGGCAGAGGCAACCTTCAGCGCGCCGGCCATCATTTGGGCATTGAACGGTGGGCGCCTGGCCTGGATCGGTGCGGTTTGCATGTCACACCTCCCGTACTACGTCAGCCGTTACCAACGGGGCGCCAATCTCGGCGGCCAGGTTCATGCATGCGGTCAGCAAGTTGCCGATGGCCAACGGGTACAACAGGGATACAGATTCCGGCCGGTCCAGGCGCTTGGTGTTGATGGTTAGCCTGGCGCGCAGCGCGTGGATACCGCCTTCGTCGATCACCTCCGAAACCGGCTTGTTCAGCCGCTCCAGCTTGAACTTCAGGTACTCCTCCAGGCGTGCGCCTTCCAGCGGCGCCAGCTCGACCATTTCGCAGCGCTGCACCACCTCGCGCACCGCCGCATCGCGTTCGGACAGCTTCAGCTTCAGCTCCGGCTGGCCAATCAAGATGATGGACAGCAGCTTCTTAAAACCCTGCTCCAGTTCGAAGAAGCGCTTCAGATGTTTGAGGGTGGGGATGGGCAGCGCGTGGGCTTCGTCGATTACCAGGCAGTGGCGATAGCCAGCCGCGTGGCTCTCCTTCAGCGCGCGGTGCAGCTGGGCGAAACGCGCTTCCGGGCTGCTCTTCAGCTTCTCCAGTGGCGATACTGCCGCCATGATCGCCTCGCCGATGTGGGTGGATTTCAGCGTTTTGCCCTTCTTGTCGTTGTCCTCCATAGCCAGGACGTAGGGCTTGATCAGCATGATGGGCTGGCTGTCGCGCAGGATGCGGTCCTCCAGGTCGCGCAGCAGCGTGGTCTTGCCGGCGCCGGACTCCGCCACCACCGCCAACAAGCCGCCATGCTTGGCCGTCTGCAGCATGGCTTCCCGCACGTAGCGGATGTCCGGGCTGATGAACATGTCCTCGTTGGACTGAATGGCGTCATCTGCAAACGGGTCGCGGAACAGGCTGAAATGTTTGCGGGTGGTGGGCAACAAGGTCTGTTTGCGTAGTAACATGGTTTCCTCCTGGTTGGATTCCTGGTCGGTTTTCGTCTGGGGGACCGAGTGGGCCGCGTTCCCGCGCGGCTCACTCACCTCTTCAAATACGCCTTCGATGTCCCTATCGTTGGCGCCATGTGCCTGCAGATAGCGGCGGATGCTCCCCTGCAGGTCGGTTTCATCCAGGCTCTTGGGCCATTCGCCGTGATTGACGATCTGGGCCACGGTGGCCTGGGAAACATTCAAGTGCTCAGCCAGGTCAGCCTGCTTCCGGCCCACCTTTTGCAGCACGCTCTTCAGCTTCAACATGACTTGCTCCTCTATGCCGACTTCACCACGCGAAGCGGCGACTTGGTGCCCGCTGCCGGGCTGGTCAGCTCGGCCACAATGGCGGCGAGCTGGTCTTCGGGTACGCCGGCCGGGTAACGCTGGGCCAGCCATTGAAAACGGTCTTGCGTCCACTCTCCGCCCGCCGCGGTGATGCGTTGCTTCAGCTGTTTGGCGGCTTCAATCAGGGTCAGCGGCGGGTATTCGATAGCCGGCGCGGCCAGCGCGTGTTCCGTGCCGCGGCGCGGCAGGTAGGCCGGCAGTTCGATGTCTTGCAGGTAGCTGTGGGTGTTCAGCGCGCCGTCGAACGGCGTCACCTTCTTGGCCCGCGCGGCCTTGACCTCCTCGGCGCTCATGCCTGGGTAGGCTTGGCCATCCATGGCGCTGGCGGCATGCTCTATCGCAGTCTGCGGCATGGACTTGTACGTTTCGCCAATCACCGGGGCAGACAGCAGTTGGCCATAGGCGTCGTAAGCTCGCTCCGGCTCCACCTGGTAGACGTGGTCGGCACCGTTGTAGACCGGCACCGCCACCTGGATGGCACAGTCGCCGAACACCATGGCGTTGACGCGCACCTCATCCCCCACGTTGACCCCATCCAGCCCACGCAAGCTGTAGACGGCGGTGCGTTCGGCTTGCGGATGCTTGAAGGAGATACTCAGGTCCGGACGAACCTTGCGGGTCTCTTCCTTGGCTGTCATGAACGCCTTGCACACCTCAACCGAGGGCAACAGCAGCAGCTGTTGCGGCTGAATCAGCTGCCACAAGTCGATGCGTGCAATCGGCTCGGCCAAGCCGGTACGGCGCAGCCGGCTGTCTTGGCCGGGAATCAGGTTGGCATTCCAAGCCAAGCTCCAGGCCATGGAGGCGTGGTTCAGCTGCTCGATGCTCTCCACTGGCTCGAATCGCAGCCGGCTCTCGAACTGGGTTTCAACGATGTTGTTGGCGCCTTCCACGCCGCCCTTGACGCGGGCCTGGCCGGCTTGGTGTTCCAACGTCTCCACGCCCAGGGCGCGGCATAGGTTCTTGATGGCGGCCGAGGTGTTGGCGCTGCCTTTGTCCCATAGCAGGAAGCGCGGCAGGCCCTGGAACAGCCGGCCCGGCTGCTCGCTCCAGGCGAACATCAAGAACTCGAACAGCTTGTGCTGGTTCTCGCCGGCCGACTCGCAGTACCAGGGCACAATCACGCCGCTGGCCTTGTCGTACAGCACGTAGCGCCACACCTTGAACTTCACCTTGGCGAAGTTCTCCAGCTTGTTCTTGTAGAAATCCCGGTCGCGCATGATGTGCTGCCGGCCCTTCAGGTAGTACACCAGGCACAGCGAAGGGTCGATTTCGTGGGTGTGGTTGGGGTGCGGTGCCCGCAGCGCTTGCACCGGGTCTACGCAGCGTTGGGCGGCCACGTTCAGCTTGCGGTCGCGGATCAGCCTGTTCAATTGGCTATTGCTCACCTTCAGCTCAATGCCGTTTTGCTCCAGCATGCCGCGCGCCGTGGTGGTAAACAGCGTCTGCTTGCCGTTGTCGCGGATGGCCTCGCGCTGTACCGCGCCCAGCGTGACCAGCGCCTCCTCGGCCACCATGGTGCTGCCTTTGTCCGAGCGCGGCTTGCGGCCAGACTGCCAGCCCACCGCCTGCTTCAGTTGGCGGTAAACCGTCTGCGGAGACCAGCCCAGGAACACAGCCGCCTCCTGCACCAGCCCGGTTTGTTCGCCGTGCCGCGCCGCGTCTAGCTTGCCTGCTAGCCCGCGCAAAACCTCGCGCACTTCCGGTGTCATGGACATAGCCGCCTTCCTTACGCCTCGCTGCCTTCGGTCAGGACATTGCGCCGAGCATCGTCAATATCGGCGGCGAAGCGGCGGCCCAACTCGTCGCGTAGCTCGGCCGCCAGCATGGCAGTGCGGGTGACGGCGTCGTCCAGGTGCAGCAGCACCGCGCGCACCTCTGGCGGCAGCGGCGCCGGTATTTCCGGGTCATAGTCGGGGGCCTGGGTGATTTCTGCGGTCAGCCAGGCGTCCAGCGCCTGCACCGCTTCCAGGTGCTTGGCGATGGCGGCATCCAGCACCGATTGACGCTGGGTGATTTCCTGCTGGAACGGCGCCACGCGCTTGTCCCAGGGGAGCGTCTTCAACGGGTTGGAGAGTTTGGCCACTTCCTCGGTCAACTGGTCTATCTTGCTGCTCTTGTCCTGCAGCACCCGTGACCGCGCCTCCAGGTTCGCCTCGGCCTCTTCCACACGCTGCGCCAGCGCCTCTTTCTCCTTGGTGTGCTTGGCGATGATCTCCTCGGCCAGCTCCACGAATGATTCCTTGTCGCCGGCCTTGGCCACTTCGATCAGCGCGATCTTCTGGTCTTCCGGCAGCTTGCGAAACTGGCGCAGCTCGCGGTAGCCGATGCCCATCCTGGACATGCTTTCCAAGGCTTCTTCGCCTAATGCCTTCAAATTACGAATGTCCTCGTCGATCTGCTCACGCGAGCGACCAAGCAGTGAGCAGAACTCTTCCCAAGTCCCTGAAAACTGGTGACCGTCACCAGATTTTTTCCCACTCAATGCCTTGTAAAGCTTGTTTTCCTTGACGAACGCGAGTTTAGAAGTGGTGACCGTCACCGAAAATTTGGCAAAAGCATCGGCCATCTGAGCCTGGCCAAGCAGTTGGTTCAATAGGTCTCGCTCTTCGCTGTAATCGGCTTGTGCAATAGCAAGCACGTTAGCCGCTGATGCCATTTCTCCGAGATCAGGCAGGGTGCTATCTACTGGCGTGTTCTGAGTTTCCTGTTTGGTCCTTGCCATTGAGATTTCTCCTTTAATTAGGCAGGCAAATACGGTGTGCCAATTCATCGATACGTTGCTTGGCTGCATCCAGGCTGCGCATGATTCCTACAGCGTGCTGGGCTAGCCTGACCGAGGGGCGGATGCGGCCGGTTTCCGGGATACGCTCGGCAAAGCCTGCTTCCTCCAGCGTGGCCACGTAGCGGGTGATACTGGACGGCGACAGGTCGGTGGCCTTGGCCAGTTCGCCCGGCGTCAGGCCGTGGGCAAAGTGACCCAGCAGCACCGTCAGCACGTCCAGCACCTTCTCGGAGCTCTTGTTGGTTTGTGTGCTCATGGGTTCAGCTCCAGTTCCGGCTGCATGTGCCGTTCAACATTGCGGTGGTGCCAGGCCAAGCCTTCCAGGCCTTGCTGTATCGCTGCCAGAGTGTCGGCCTCTTGGCCTTTGCCTTGGGAAAACTGCAGCAACTGGCCGACCGCGTCGTTCAAAATCTGTTGCAGCACCTGGATGTCCTCAGCCGAGGCATTGCGGCCGGTGGGCATGTCGATTAAAAGGAAGCCGCCGCTGGCAGCCAGCCAGCGAGTGGCATAGTTGATGCCGCACACTGCCTCGTAGGCGCGCACCAGACAGATCGGCATGCGGCCGTTCTGAATCCACTTGTAGAGGGTCCAGTGGTCGGCCAGGCCCATCCGCTCTGCGATCTTTTCCACGGACAGGTTGTGCTTGTCTTTCGCGTAGTCCTTGCACAGCTCTAGAGCGTGGCGCAGTGAGCTGGGCTGCAGGCGCTTCCAGTTGCGGCGACTCATTGGAATGTCCTCCAAGACCGGAGCTCCAAACAAAAATCCCTTTTGCATCTATCGCAAGAGATTTGCGCGACATAGCATGAACTGTGGATAATTCGTGAGTGGAGACGAGAGATGATTAACCTGGAAAGGCGTCTGCAGGCGCAGATCACTGCACAGAATCTAATAATCGAGGCGCTGCTGGACGCAGTAGTCAAGAGCGGCCAACTTGACCCGCGCGAGCTGGTCACACGATTAGAGCAGTATGTCGCGGCGCCAAAGGCCGTCGTGGCCGATCCCGAGGCAGTTTCGGCAGTCACGGAAGAAGTCGATGCGTGGGCGGACATGATCAGCGGCCGTTACTTGGAAGTTACGGACAATTCGCCGGAGCGCAGCTTGCGGTAAACCTGCTGCAGGCTGATTCCCAGGTACAGAGACAGGCTCTCCGCCTCCGCGCGCTGGGCGGCGGTCAACTGCATCCGCTTCCGTAACGTTGACTGCGCACGCAGCGACGCGAGAGCATCCGGCAAGAAATGGGATTCGGTTAAATCAGTCAGTAGTGGCGTGGTCATGGCAGACCTCACGCAGCAACGCGGCGACGGGATTGAGCTAAGGCATTGGCCGGGTCGGTGCAGATCTCTCCAGCCTTGATGCCCAGCTTGACGGCGATCTCATGGGCCTGGCCGCGCACGCACTTCTTGCGGCCGCCCAAGACTTCAAAAACCAAGTTGGGCGAGAACTTGTTAGCGATGGCCCATTGGGTGATCGAAATCCCTTTGTCCTGAAGCTCCTGACGAGCCTGGGCTGGGGTACGTAGTTGCATGGTTAGCTCCTGTTCAAGGGGCGGCGGCGCTTGGGAGAGTGCCGCTTAAGTTGCCGTTCGTGGTGGGACGGTGTGGACTAATGATGGTACTCATTTGGGTACCTGTCAACATGTTTGGTATTCAAATGAGTGAAGTTGGCGACAGGCTACGAGAAGAACGGGAACGGTTAGGCTTTAATCAGACCGCGTACGGAGCGATTGGCGGAGTTCAGAAGCAGGCTCAGCTGAAGTACGAAAAGGGAGAACGCTTTCCTGATGCTGCTTACCTTGAGTCCGTCGCAAAGGTCGGTACGGATATCCAATTCGTCATTACAGGTACTCGCTCAGCCCAGGCTCTTTCGAATGATGAGCAGGAGTTGCTGTCGTTGTTCCGCGCGGCGTCGCTTGAGGTGAAAGCCACAATCGTGGCGGGCTTGAAGGGTGGGAACCAACCAACATCCGGGAGCAAGATTTCAGTTGGCGGCAGCTTCCATGGTCAAGTAGTTGAGGGCGATGTCACCAATACGGTCACTGGTGGCATGCACATAGGTGGAAAAAACGGAGAGAAGTAAATCTGTACGTAGTCGAATTGTCCTGAATGACAGGTGCAATTTTTGGTAAAGCTGGTAGCGTAGTCAGCTCGAAGAGGCTGGCGGATGGCTTCGTTCCATTCGCTAGGTTTGAGAGGCATGAACGAAAGCAATACCGTGGACGAACGAAACCAAAACCAGAATGTGCAGGGCGACTTTAACGGACAGCTGGCCAACGGCAATATCAACAACCATATCTACAGCGGTCAAGAACGTGAGCGTCTCAATCCAGCTGAGGTTTGGCCAATCAAGACTAAGGGTCGTCAGTTGATTGAGATGACCGGAAAAAACAGTGCAGAGATTTGGGGACCACTCAAGGACATTCTTGGTGAGGGACACAATGAGTTGTTCAAAGATCAAGAAAAGGCAGCCCATGCCATTCTTGATTTGTGGATTGAGCAGGCTAACTGTAATGACGAAGAGTCTGCAGGGTTACCAGCAGGCCTGCTGATACAGCTGAGTGAGCTGAAGGCCAAGTACACAGAAGCACAATCGACAGAGCAAAAACTGCGAAAGCAGCATGCCGAAACGACAGATCGGCTACGCCATACCCAGCAAGCCTACTCAAACCTTGAACAACAGCATCGTCAGAAAACAGCTTCGCTCAGCGCCCTCTCTGATCAGCTTCGGCGGGCTCAAGAAGCTACGCGCCGCCCCTCGATATGTTCAACATGCCAAGTTACCGCACATAAGCTTTCAAATACTCGGAAGGTATTACTTACTGCTTCCATCATGGCAGTCCTTGCAATTGCTACTACTATCGTCTTGGGCTATACGAGCTACCAAACGTCAAAACGAGCCAGCTCAGCCGAAATGCTTATCCGCAGCTGCGAATTTCACGGCAAGGCATACAGCATTGGCAGCATTATCGATAACCCGCAAGCTGATGATGTGCAGTGCGTCGCCTCTCCCCAAGGTGGTCAGCCAAATTGGCAAGCAATCAAGCCAGCAAAACGAGCCACACTCAACACCCCCGGCAAAAATCATGCAAAACGCACTAGGCATGCTCCTGCTTACAGCCTGCCTGCTCAGCCCGTAGATAAGCAGGCGGAACAAGTAACGCAAGAGGTCAACCCACAATTGTTCTAGGCATGTCCGAAATAGCAATTCTTGTCGCTCTACATAAAAAAGCTCCGTGATGAATAAAGTTACCTTCGCTCTTGGCCTATGCGTACCGTTGTTTGCCATTTCAGCCAGCCCGCCAGACGCTAGTCGTTACATTCAGGATTTGGATGCAGCTATGAAAGTGGCTCAAAAAACATTAGCTGCTGGGGAGCTGAAAGCTGTCAGCGCTCAAAGCCGAAGCTTTAGTCAGTTACAGTCTCGTGGTGAAGCATTTGGGAAAAGTGTTTTTGACGAACCCTTTGGCCGTTGCTTTGCTGCTGGGGTACATGCGCAAGCTTGGTGGCAAGCACAGCTGGCAGCAGCACAACGGGGAGGTTCTGAGGCCAATCCAGGCTGGATAAAACGGGAGTTGGCAAACTATCAGGAAAACAAGTCCGAATGCCTCAAAGCAACGAAAGGTGGAGGCAAGCCGACTACTGAGAGGATCGCTTCGACTAGCGAGACCCCTCCACGTAAAGGGTGCCTCAAGGTGCTTGGGTTGAGGGCTGATGGTGCTGTTGGCACTATTGCCTATACTTGTCCTGTCAAGTAACTCCTCTCCTATCCACACTAACAAGACAGCCCGGGAGCATGCATTGTGAATAGCAAGAAAAAAGACACTACCCCACCCCAACCGGTAGGAAAAGGTAGGGATACTTTTAGGCAAAGCAGAATCCAAAACAGAAACCACGGAAGTACAAGCATCCAGAGTGGCAGGGTTCTTGATGTAAAGAATACGCTTCCCGCCCCCCCCAACCCTAATAAAAGCAAGACCGGCGGGGGCACCGATGGTAGCGGAGGGGGAGACTCAACATGAAGCTACAAGAGCAGTTAGAACTTAGCGACGAAAACTACAGCCTACTGTTTGCTGTGCGACGCTCTGTCCGTTATCACGACCGTCGTAGGATGTTCTATGAGCAGATGCACCATGTGACCAGTCTCATGACTGTTCTGATGGCGGGGTCCATATTGTTTGATCTTGGCAAGCATGGGGATAGTGCATGGTGGTTACTGTTTCTTAGCGCTCTTGCCGCACTGTTAGCTGCTAGCGATATGGTATTAGGTTACTCTCGCCGGGCTACTGTCCATGCAGGCTTGAGAGGCCGTTTCTCTGATTTAGAAATTAGGATGTTATCTGGCGAATCAGATGGTGAGGAATGGCAGGAATATCAGAAAACTAGGCTTTTGATAGAGAAGGATGAGCCTGCGATTTATAAAATTCTTGACCTCCTTTGTCATAATGAGCTCTTGCTTGCGGAAGGCTTCAAACCAGATAAAGACTCTGCACCGTTTGCCAAAATAACTAGATGGCAAAAACTAACTAGTCAGCTATGTCACTGGGACAACTGGCAGGCCTCATAGCAGATCGATAACCTTAAACTCCTTTAAAGGCCCCTCCGAACATGCCACCCGAAAATGGGTGGCATGTTTCATTTTCACAGGAGGGAAACCATGCCCAGCCGCAATATCGAAGACCTTCACCCGGACCTGCAACCGCTCTGCCGGACATTCCTGCAGCGTTGCCAGGCTGCCGGCCTCGACATCCTCATCACCTGCACCTGGCGCTCGCCGGCCGAACAGGACCAACTCTACGCCCAGGGCCGTAATGGCAATCCTGGCCCTCGCGTCACGAATGCCAAGGGTGGCCAGTCCGAGCATAACGCGACGATCAACGGCAAGCCGGCTGCGCGCGCCTTCGACATCGTGCCACTGGTGAACGGCAAGCCGATGTGGGAGGACCGTCACCCCGCCTGGCAAACCGCTGGCCGCATCGGCATGGAACTGGGACTCAACTGGTACGGCCGCCCTGGGGCGCCGTTCCGCGAATTTCCGCACTTCGCACTGGCTCGGGGGTACCAGTAATGGTCCTGGCCGATCTGATCCAAAACCCCGCCACCGGCCGGCTAAGCCACAGCAAGCTGTGGGCCAACGTGGCCTGCGCCGCCGCTACCGGCATGTTCGTCTACCAGGGCGTGGCCGGCACGCTGACCGCCGATGTCTGGCTGATCTACCTGGGCGTGGTGGGAGGCTACTCCGCGGCCCGCAGCTGGATCGCCACCAAGCGTGACAGCAAGGAGGCCAACAATGCTTAGCGCCACCCCCTTGCTGCTCAATGTCCTGCGCGTAGCACTGTGCGGCGTCACCCTGGGCGTGGCGGGATTCGTCGGTTACGGCAGTGGCCAAGGCCAAGCCACCCGCGTCTACGAGGCCAAGATGGCCAAGCAAGAAGCCGCGCATGCTGCCGAACTGCTGCAGAAGTCTGAGAAACAAAACCAGGCGCTGGCCGCGGACCATGCCGAGCAAGCACGCTTGAACGACCTGGCGCACCAAGTGGGCTGGCAGCTGTTGCAAACCCAGGGCCAGCTGGCGCGCAGCCAGGCCCAATTCCGCGAAAGGATCGCCGATGCGACTCGAAATGATGGCCAGGCTTGGACTGGTCTTGGCATTGACAGCTTGCGGCTCTACCGCACCGCCCTCGGCTATTCCGAGCGTGATCCGGGTCTGCCCACGGCCGACGCCGGAAATGCTGGTGATGCCAGCCAAGCCGGCGCCGCCGAGCGAGGGTTACCGCCCGCAGACCTACTGAACCACGCGGCCGACTATGGCCGCTGGTGCCAGGAGCTGGAAACCCGTCTGGATAGCTTCATCCGGCTGCACCGGGAGGCCGACCATGGATGAGTTTGACCGCGCCCAGGAGCTTGAGGCGTTCCACCTGGAGGCATCGCTGGCTGCTCAGACCGCTGCCAGCCGGCCGCTCGGCGCGAGCCTGGCGCAATGCGACGACTGCGGCGAGCCCATCCCGGAAGCCCGCCGTCAGGCAGTGCCAGGCTGCACTCTTTGCATCGACTGCCAAACCCTATCGGAGGCCGGACGATGACTATCGGCTGGACAGAGGCTACCTGGGCCATGGGTCTGGTAATTGCCTGGTCTGGGGCATTGCTGGGTGTGATCCGTGCCATGTTGACGCGCTTGGTGGTGGACATGGACAAACGGCTGGATAAGCAATCCCACGATATTGCCCGCTTGGATGGAGAGGTGCAGCGCCTGCTGGCAGAACTGCCTTTGCATTACCAGCGCCGCGACGATGCTATCCGCGAGTTGACTGTGCTGGTGGCGCGCATTGACGCGGTGGGTACTCGCCTAGACGGATGCGTGCGGCGCGACGACCACATCCGCAGCGAAACCGTTCTACATGCCAAGCTGGACGCGGTGGCAGCCCGGCTGGACAAACTGATGAACAAGGAGAATCGAGCATGAGCAAAGCCATTGAACAAACGGAACGCGAAACCGCTCGCTGGGTGGCATTGGATGCGCTGTATCACGGCGGCGGCTATCCAGTAGCCGAGCGCTTGATCCTATCGGTACTGGAGGCCGTGCCGTTGCGAGCCAGCGCCGCTGACATTCGCGCTCACTTGGCGTATTTGGAATCCGCCGGACTGGCCGAGGTAACCGAACTGCCGGATGGACGAGTGACAGCGCGTATCGAGCGGGCCGGCGTGGACGTAGTGGAGTACAACGCGGAGTGTCCGGCAGGCATCGCTCGCCCAAAGAGGTACTGGTGATGGCTCGCAGGAACAGCGTAGAGCAGCTGCCGCAGGCCGTGCGCGACTGGCTGGACAAGGCCTTGATGGACGGCAACTTCAGCGGCTACCAGCTGCTGGAGGGGGCATTGCACGACAAGGGCTTCGCCATCAGCAAGAGCGCCATCCATCGCTATGGCCAGAAGATCGAGCGCCGTTTCGCCGCCATCAAAGCGTCCACGGAGGCCGCCCGCCTGCTGACCGAAGGCGCAGCCGACGATCAGGACGCCCGCTCCGAGGCGGTGATCGCCCTGGTGCAAACGGAAATGTTCGAAAGCATCGTGAAATTGCAGGAAGCTGGCGACGAAGACATGGACCCGGCCGAACGCATTGGCCTGCTGTCCAGCGCAGCCAAAAACATCGCCACGCTCGCCCGCGCAAGCGTCAATCAGAAGAAGTTCCGCCTGGAGGTTCAAGCCCGCGCCCAGGCTGCTGCCGATGCGGTAGACAAGGTGGTCAAGACCGGAGGCCTGTCTGACGATGCAGCGGATGCCATCCGCCGCCAGATTCTGGGAATCGCGACATGATCCCTGCGGCAGACAATCGGGAAAGTCGCGCGCCAGCGGTGTTATTGCCCTACCAGCAGCGCTGGTGCGCCGATGTGTCACCGGTGAAGGTGATGGAAAAGTCGCGGCGTATTGGCCTGTCTTGGGGCGAGGCGGCAGACTCGGCTTTGCTGTCGGCTAGCCAGTCCGGCATGGATACCTGGTACATCGGTTACAACAAGGATATGGCGCAGGAATTCATCCGCGACTGCGCCGACTGGGCCAAGCACTACAGCCTGGCCGCAGGCGAGATCGAGGAGACCGAGGAGGTATTTGTCGATGGCGATGACGAGAAGGCCATCCTCGCCTTCGTCATTCGATTTGCCAGCGGCTACCGCATCACGGCCTTGTCGTCCCGTCCATCTAACCTTCGTGGCAAGCAGGGCCGCGTCATCATCGATGAGGCCGCGTTCCATGAGCAGCTGGCCGAGCTGCTGAAGGCGGCCATGGCCTTGCTGATGTGGGGTGGTCAGGTGCATATCATCTCCACCCATGATGGCGTAGACAATGCCTTCAACGAGCTGGTGACAGACGCTCGCAGCAAGAAGAAGCCATACAGTCTGCACCGGGTCACATTCAACGACGCGCTGAACGACGGGCTGTACCGCCGCATTTGCTTGCGCCGAGGCACCGACTGGACACCAGAAGGCGAAGCCGTATGGGCCAAGGAAATCCGCGACTTCTATGGTGACGACGCCGAGGAGGAGCTGGATTGCGTACCGAAAAACAGCGGCGGTGCCTGGCTGTCCAGAGCGCTGATCGAATCCCGCATGTCGGCGGATACGCCGGTTTTGCGCTATGCCTGCCCGAATGGCTTCGAACTGCTGTCCGACCATGTACGCCATGCTGAGTGCAGCGACTGGCTGGAGGCCAAGCTGGCACCGTTGCTGGCCGCGCTGCCGGCTGACGCCATCAGCTTCAATGGCGAGGACTTCGGACGCACGGGCGACCTGTCCGTGCATGTGCCTCTGATCCAGCAGCAGAACCTCGTTCGCCGGGTGCCGTTCATCCTGGAACTGCGCAATGTGCCGTTCCGCCAGCAAGAGCAGATCGCCTTCTACCTGATGGACCGCCTGCCTCGCTTTATGGGCGGCGCCTTCGACGCCCGCGGCAACGGTCACTCCCTGGCCGAGTTCGCCATGCAGCGCTACGGCGCTAGCCGCATCCAGCAGGTGATGTTGACCGAGAGCTGGTACCGCGAGCATATGCCGCCGCTGAAGGCGGCGCTGGAAGATGGCGACCTGGTAGACCTGCCCAAGGACGCAGACATCCTGGCCGACCTGCGCGCCGTCCAGGTCATCAAGGGCGTGCCGCGCATCCCGGATGTGCGCACCACTGGCGAAGACCAGGGCAAACGCCACGGCGACGCCGCGGTGGCGATTGCCCTCGCGTACTACGCCAGCCGCGAACTCAACAAAGGCCCGGTGTCGGTGAAGTCCCGCCGCCGCCGTGCCGCCACCCGCATCACACAGGGGTACGCATGAAAGCAAAGGGCATGTGGGTCAGCCCCACCGAGTTCGTCCAGTTCGGCGAACCGCGCCAGTCCTTGTCCGATCAGATCGCCACCCGCTCCAGGAGCATCGATTTTCACGCGCTGGGCATGTATCTGCCCAACCCGGACCCGGTGCTGAAAGCGTTGGGCAAGGACATCAAGGTCTACCGCGAGCTGCGCGCCGACGCGCATGTGGGCGGCTGCATCCGGCGCCGCAAGGCGGCGGTGAAGGCGCTTGAATGGGGGCTGGATCGTGACCAGGCCAAGAGCCGGGTAGCCAAGTCTGTGGCGTCTATCTTCAACGACCTGAACCTGTCACGCATCATCGGCGAGATGCTGGATGCCATGCTCTACGGCTACCAGCCGATGGAGATCATGTGGGGCAAGGTAGGCAGCTACCTGGTGCCGGTGGACATCGTGGGCAAACCGGCTGACTGGTTCGTCTACGACGAGAACAACCAGCTGCGCCTGCGCACCAAGCAAGCGCCGCTGAAGGGCGAGGAATTGCCCGAGCGCAAGTTCCTGGTGCCGCGCCAGGACGCCAGTTACGACAACCCCTACGGCTTCCCCGATCTGTCCATGTGCTTCTGGCCCACTACTTTCAAGAAAGGCGGCCTCAAGTTCTGGGTGCAGTTCACCGAGAAGTACGGTTCGCCCTGGCTGGTAGGCAAACACCCGCGTTCGGCATCGACACAGGAAACCGACCTGTTGCTGGACAACCTGGAGGCCATGGTTCAGGACGCGGTGGCAGTGATCCCGGACGACTCCTCCGTGGAGATCAAAGAGGCCGCCAACGGCGCCAACAATGCCGATGTGTACGAGCGACTGCTGCACTTCTGCAGGTCCGAGGTCTCCATCGCGTTGTTGGGCCAGAACCAGACAACCGAGGCCAGCTCCAACCGCGCCTCGGCCCAGGCCGGGCTGGAGGTGACGCGCGATATCCGCGACGGCGACAAAGAGGTGATCGAGGAGGCGCTGAACCAGTTGGTGCGCTGGGTCTGCGAGCTGAACTTCAACGGCGGCGACCGCCCGCGGTTCGAGATGTGGGAACAGGAGCAAGTGGACGAAGTCCAGGCCGGCCGCGACGAGAAGCTGACCCGCGCTGGCGCCGAGTTCACACCGGCCTATTTCAAGCGCGCCTATAACCTGCAGGACGGCGACCTGATGGAGACCGCCAAGCCAGAGACCAGCGCCGAGTTTGCCGAAGCCGACGAAGACGCGCCGGACCAGGACGCGCTGGACGCGGCGCTGGATGCGCTGTCGGCCGACGAGCTGCAGGCGGACGCCGCCGCCATGTTGCAACCGCTGTTCGACCGCATCCAGGCCGGCGCGCAGCCGGATGAGCTGCTGGGTAGCCTGGCCGAGCTATACCCAGACATGGACGCCAGCGGCCTGCAGGAGCGCCTGGCGCGCGCCATTTTCACCGCCAAGGTCTGGGGACGGCTGCATGGCTAACGTCGACCTCGCCTACTGCATGAAGCTACCCCCGGAAAAGGCCATCCAGTACCTGAAGAACAAGGGCTACGCCATTACCTGGGACTGGGAAGAGCTATGGCAGGACGCCCAGGCCCAGGCGTTCACGGTGGCCAAGGTGACGCGGCTGGACATCCTGCAGGACATCCGCGACGCCGTGGAGAAGGCGCTGGCCGAGGGCAAGACGGTTGCCTGGTTCAAGAAAGAGCTGACGCCGGTCCTCAAGGCCAAGGGCTGGTGGGGCAAACGGGAAGTGCTGGATGAGGAAACCGGCGAGGTGCGCGAAGTGCAGCTGGGCAGCCCCAGGCGACTGGAGACCATCTACCGTACCAACCTGCAGACCGCCTACATGGCCGGCCGTTGGCAGACGCAGATGGAAAACGTGGCCGACCGTCCGTACTGGATGTATGTCGCCATCCGGGATAGCAAGACCCGGCCCAGCCACCGCGCCCTGCACGGAAAGGTGTTTCGCTACGACGACCCGTTCTGGCAGTTCTATTACACGCCGAATGGCTGGGGCTGCCGTTGCCGGACCGTCGCGCTGTCGGCCGACGATCTGGAAGCCCGCGGCATTCAGGTAGAGTCCTCGGCTGGCAGGCTGGGCACCGCGCTGCGCACCGTATCCGAGCGAACCGGCGAACAGCGAGAGGTGGCCACCTTCCGCACCATAGACCCGGCCACCCGCCGCGAAATCAGCATCTCACCGGACGTAGGCTGGAGCTACAACCCCGGCGCAGCAGCCTGGACGCCGGACCTGTCGCGCTATACCGGAGACTTGGCCAAGCTGGCCGGAAGGGAGCTGAGGTCATGAGCGACTTTGTCAGCATCGTCATCCAGGACGACCAGGTGCAACGCGCGCTGCGACGGCTGGAATCGTCGGTGGCCGACATGACGCCGGCTATGCGCGCCATAGCCGCCTCGTTGGCGTTCATCACCGAGGAAAACTTCGAAGCCGAGGGCCGACCGAGTTGGACGCCCAGCCAACGGGCCGCTAACGACGGCGGCGTCACGCTGCAGCACCGCGGCCAACTGGCGGCCTCGGTGGTGACCGCCTACGACGCGCTCTCGTCGCAGATCGGCAGCAACCTGGACTACGCCCGCATTCACCAGCTGGGCGGCCATGCTGGCCGCAACCAGGCGGTGGAGCTGGAGCCGCGGCCGTATCTGCCGATGAACGAGGACGGCGAGCTGCAGCCGGAGGCTGGCGACGCTGCTATCGGCGCTGTGATGCGCCACCTGCAGCACGCCGCGGGCACTGGCATGTGATGGTCCTTACACGCATCTGTTGTGCATTGCCCTATACGAGGTCATGGGGCACTCCGCCCTGACTCGCAAATAGGAGATGCACATGAAGTGCGTAGTAGCAGTAACTGGTGGTGTGGTGGTGTTGGCTGCGTTGACCAAGTGGCGTTGGCTCTGGGTGCTGGCAGTGTTACTGTGGTTTGGACTGCTGACGATGGCGCCAGACTAAGCCAAACCGCCCCTGCGGTGTAGAAGCCGCAGGGGCGGTTTTGTCCAATCTCGCACAAGATGATGGCTCGCAGGGCACATCGGATAGACCTAAAGCTTTATAAAGGCTTTATGCCTCCGTTATAGTTGGCTTTCCTCTATCAGAAAGGAGCAAGCATGAAAGTAACGCTGTGTTTTGTCCCACCTGGAGGTGGTGAAAACGACTATTGCTTGGAGATGGAAATGCCTGCGGTTCCCCAAAGGGGGGATTACATTTCTATTCAACGGAATGGTCAAACGGGCTTGGAGGATTTCATTGTACGGAGAACATGGTGGGGATTTGAGTGCACTGATGAAGGAAAGCAAGGTCGAACAACCGACATCACTGTTGAATGTGAATTTGCCAAAGGTCCGTTTTCCTCAGAGTCACATACCAGAGCATGTAGCCGATATGATGCTCCAGAATTTGAAAACACTATGTACTGATTTTTGATAGATTGCAGGCGGATACTGTCGTATCCGCTTTCTTGGTTTTCTTCTCTAAACTCCGTTAAAAGTCCCGCCCACTGACGCCGTTCACCATGAACGGCATGAACGCGACCAAACCCCTGCACATATTCAAGTCCGGTCGCCAGACAGCGATGTCTGGCGACGTGCTGGACTTCTCCGAGTCCGATCTCGCGGCCTGTGCCCGCGCCTACGATCCGGCCCTGCATGAGGCGCCTATCGTCATCGGCCATCCCAGGCATGATGCGCCGGCCTATGGCTGGGTGAAGTCTCTGGCCGCCAACGGCATCGACCTTCTGGCCGATCCGCATCAGGTGGACCCGGTATTCGCCGAACTGGTGGCCACCGGCCGCCACAAGAAAATCTCCGCCTCTTTCTACCGTCCCGACTCGCCGAACAACCCCGTGCCCGGCGTCTACTACCTGCGCCATGTCGGCTTCCTGGGCGCGCAGCCGCCCGCCGTGAAGGGGCTGCGTCCGGTGGAGTTCGGCGAGGCCGACGACGACGTGGTCGAGTTTGGCGATTGGGGCGACGTCCAGAACGCCAGCCTCTGGCGCCGCATGCGTGAGTGGCTGATCAGCCAGTTCGGCCTCGATGCCGCCGACAAGGTTATTCCCGATTACGCCGTGGCCAGCCTGGAGGACGACGCCCGCCAGGACGACTCCTCTTCCTTTGCCGATCCGGTAGACCGTTCCAAACCTCAACCCAAGGAGACCCTTGAAGTGACCCCTGAACAGCAAGCCGCCCTGGAGGCGGAAAACGCCAAGCTGAAGCAGCAGCTGGCGACGGCCGCGGCCGAGAAGAAGGCCACGGCCGCCGCTGCGCGCCACGGCGAACACCTGGCCTATGCCGAGCAGTTGATCGGCGAAGGCAAGCTGGCGCCCAAGCACAAGGACACCGTGGTGGCTTTCCTGGACTTTGCGGACGGCGAAACCTCCGTCGAGTTCGGCGAGGGCGACGCCAAGCAACCGCTTGCCAGCGCGTTCAAAGGTTTCCTGGGCGACATGCCGAAGGTGATCGATTTCGGCGAGTCCGCCACCAAGGACAAGACCAACCAGGGCGACCAGTGGACTCAGGACGGCTCGCTGGAGTTTGGCGAGCGCGCCGATCCGGAGCGCCTGCAGTTGCACAACCGCGCCACCGCCCTGGCCGCCGAGAAGGGCGTCCCCTACGAGCAGGCCGTGCGCCAGCTGCTGAAATCCCGTTCCAACTGATAAGGAGCCGCCATGAGCGACCGTTTGAAGAAACTCCGGGTAGTCGATCCGGTACTGACCAGCCTGGCGCGCGGCTATCGCAACGCGCAATACATCGGCGAGAGCCTGTTTCCGATTGCGCCGATGGACAAGGAGGCCGGCATCATCCCGCTGTTCGGCAAAGAAGCCTTCCAGCTGTGGGAAACCGAGCGCGCCATCCGCGGCAAGACCAATGTGATGATCGCTGACGATCCGGACACCATGGACGTGGTGCTGCGCGAGCATGACCTGTCCTATCCGGTGGACCATCGCGAACAAACCGAATCGATGTTCAACGAAGAGGCCAAGGCCGCCAAGCGGGTCAAAGACGCTATCGACCTGCGGCGCGAAGTAGCCGCCGCCATCCTGGCGCAAAACCCCAAGACCTATCTGTCTGGCGCCAAGGTGGCGCTGTCCGGCTCCAGCAAGTGGGCAAATGGTGGTGGCGATCCGATCAAGGATGTAGAGGACGGCAAAGAGGTGGTGCGCCAGCGCACCGGCATGCGGCCCAACACCGCCGTCATTGGCGCATCCGCCTACGCCACTCTGAAGTTCCACCCCAAGCTGGCCACTGCACTAGGCTCCCAGGAACGCAAGCTGATCACGCTGGAGCATTTGAAGGCGCTGTGGGGCGTCGAAGACATCTTCATCGGCGAAGCGCTGGCCTCGGATGGCCGCAGCGCGACGGGCGATATCTGGGGCGACAACGTGGTGCTGGCCTACGTGGCCAAGCCCGCAGCCGGTACGGAGGGCGACGCCGACATCCCGTCCTTCGGCTACACCCTGCGCAAGCGCAACATGCCGGAAACCGACAAGTACGACGGCGAAGGCGGCAAGGTGCGCTACGTGCGGCACACCGACATCTACAAGCTGGTGGTGGTCGGCGCCGATGCTGGCTATCTGATCGCTGACGTGGCTTAACGGGGGATATATGCCGAGCTATCGCATTGGCGGCATCGCCATCAAGCACAACGGGGAGTTGCTGACCGAAGGCCAAACCATCGAGCTGGACGAACTGGAGCCGTCTCCTTGGTTAGGGCTGACTGAGGTGAAAACCGCCCCGGCCAGCAAGCAGAAAGCCGACAGCAAAACCAACTCCGAGAACGAAGACACGCCGCCTGCAGGCGACACCGCCAAAACGGGCAAGGAAGGAGAAGGCAAGTGAAAGGACAAAACGTCGTTTTGACCCTGTCGGTGCTGGCCGTGACTGACCTGCAGGCTCGCCGCTTTGTCGGCCTGGATGGCAAGACCTGCGGCGACGGCGCTAAGGCGCTGGGCGTGGTGGAGGTGGACACCGAGGCCGACAGCATGGCACCGGCTAACGCGCTGGGCGCCATCCTGGTGGAAGCCGGTGCCGCCATCGCGGCCGGCGCTGACGTGCAGTCGAACGCTTCCGGCCTGGCCGTGGCAAAAGCGGCCGGCCTGTCCAACGGCATCGCCCTGGATGCTGCCACCGCGACCGGCGACGTGATCCGCATCCTGCGAGGCATCTGACATGCGCTACTGCACCCTGGCCGACCTGCAGCTGGCCATCCCGCAGGCTACGCTGGTTCAGCTCACCAACGACGCCCCCGCCGATTACAGCGTGGCGCCGGAGCCGAACCTGGCCGTGGTGGAGGAAGCGGTGCTCCAGGCCGAGGAGCTGGTGGACGCGCACCTGCGAGGCCGCTACGTGCTGCCGCTGGTCACGGTGCCGTCGGTGATCAAGGACAGCACCGTCAACCTGGCGCGGCACTGGCTGTATGCGCGGCGGCCGGAGGGAAACGAACTGCCGGACGCCGTCACCCGTACTTACAAGGCCGCGCTGCAGATCCTGGAATCCATCCGCGACGGCAAACTACACATCGGCGTGCCTACCGGCGAGGCCGCGCCGGAACCGGGCGAGGTCCGAGTCCGGGCGCGGCGCCAGCTGTTCAGCGCCTCGATGCTGGAGCGCTACCGCTGATGGCTAGTACCGTCGAGATCATCGACGCCCTGGTGGCGCGGCTGCAGGCCAGGTTGCCTGGTCTGCAGGTCGAGTATTTCCCGGAGCGGCCGGCCGAGTATCGGCTCAATCACCCGGCTGGCGCGCTGCTGGTCAGCTACCTGGGCAGCCAGTTCGCCGCGCCGGTGGATGCCGGCATCGTGGCCCAGCCGCGCACCCTCAAGCTGTCGGTCACGGTGGTGTTACGGCAGTTGAACGGCCGCACAGGCGCGGTGGCGGTGCTGGACGATGTCCGCTGCGCGCTGGTGGGTTACCGGCTGCCGGATTGCCGCGCGCTGCAGGCCGCGGGCGAACGCTTCCTGGGGCAGAACAGCAACTTGTGGCAATACGCCACCGACTTCACCGCGCTGGCGATGCAGGTCGAGGAGGACGACGCCGACGCCGATCCGCGGCTCTCCCAAGTCAACCACGAGGATCAATCATGAAATACCTGTACTCCGGCCCCGTGAGCGGGGTCACCCTGGCAGACGGCCAGGAAATCATGCTGTTCCCCAGCAAGGAAGTGGAGCTGCCGGTGGAGCACGAATACACCCAGACGCTGCTGGCGCTGCAGTACCTGGTGCTGGTCCCGGAACCGGCCAAGGCCAAGGCCGCCCGAACCACCAGCGATGATGCGTCGACCGAGAAAGGAGCCTGACCATGGCGGCGAACTACCTGCATGGCGTCGAAACCATTGAAGTGGAGCGCGGCCCGCGCCCGGTGCGCACCGTCAAGTCGGCGGTGATCGGCCTGATTGGCACCGCGCCGGCCGGCGCGATCAACGTGGCCACCCTGACCCTGTCGGAGAAGGACGCGGCGGCCTTTGGCCCGCAGCTGACCGGCTTCACCATCCCGCAGGCCCTGGACGCGATTTACGACCACGGCGCCGGCACCGTCATCGTGATCAACGTGCTGGACCCGGCGTTGCACAAGAGCACGGCCCCGCCCGAATCCGTGCTCTTGGACCCGGCCACCAGCCGCGGCAGACTGGCGCGCGGCGCCATCAGCGGGCTGACGCTGAAAAGCGCGGATGGCGGCACCGTGTATACCGAGGGCGCCGACTACACCGTCGACACCCTGGCCGGCGTGGTGACGCGGCTGGCAGCCGGCAGGATCGCGGTGGGCGCCACGCTCAAGGCGAGCTACGACTTCGCCGATCCGGGCAAGGTGACCGCTGCCGACATCATCGGCGCCGTCAACGCGGCCGGCGTGCGTACCGGCCTGAAGGCGCTGAAGGACACGTATAACCTGTTTGGCTTCTTCGCCAAGCTGCTGATCGCGCCCGGCTTCTGCACCCAGAACTCGGTGGCGGCCGAGCTGATCGCCATGGCGGACCAACTGGATGCGGTTGCCTACGTCGACGCGCCCATTGGCACCACCTTCGCCCAGGCGCTGGCCGGCCGCGGCCCTGCCGGCACCATCAACTTCAACACCTCCAGCGACCGCGTCCGCCTGTGCTACCCGCATGTGAAGGTGTATGACTCGGCAACCAACGCCGAGCGCCTGGAGCCTCTGTCCGCCCGCGCGGCCGGCCTGCGCGCCAAGGTGGATAACGACAAGGGCTTCTGGTGGTCCAGCTCCAACCAGGAGCTGGCCAGCGTCATCGGCGTGGAGCGCCAGCTGTCGGCCATGATCGACGACCCGAATTGCGAGGTGAACCTGCTCAACGAACAAGGCATCACCACCGTGTTCAGCAGCTATGGCTCCGGCTTTCGTCTGTGGGGCAACCGCACCGCTGCCTGGCCGACCGTCAGCCACATGCGCAACTTCGAAAACGTGCGGCGTACCGGCGACGTGATCAACGAGTCGATCCGCTACTTCAGCCAGCAGTTCATCGACATGCCGCTGAACCAGGCGACCATCGACGCGCTGGTGGAGTCGGTGAACGGCTACGGCCGCAAGCTGATCGGCGACGGTGCCTTGTTGGGCTTCAAGGCCTGGTTCGACCCGGCCCGCAACCCAGCCACCGAGCTGTCGGCTGGCCATCTGTTGATCAGCTACAAGTACACGGTGCCGCCGCCGCTGGAGCGCCTGACCTTTGAAACCGAGATCACCTCGGAATACCTGCTCAGCCTGAAGGGAGGTAACTGACCATGGCCGGCAAGATTGAAATCAACCGCATTACCAACGCCAATATCTATATCAACGGCAACTCGTTGCTGGGCCGTGCCGAGGAGATCAAGCTGCCGGACGTGACCGCCATCATGCAGGAGCACAAGGCGCTGGGCATGGTCGGCAAGATCGAACTGCCGGCCGGCTTCGACAAGCTGGAGGGCGAAATCAAGTGGAACTCGCTGTACAAGGACGTGGCCAAGATCATCGCCAATCCGTTCCTGGCGGTGCAACTGCAGGCCCGCTCCAGCATCGAGACCTACGGCTCGCAGGGACGCATGCAGCAGGTGAGCCTGGTCACCTTCCTGACCGTGATGTTCAAGAAGAACCCGTTGGGCACCTTCAAGCAACACGATAACGCCGAATTCGCCTCTTCGTTCTCCGCTACCTACATCAAGCAGGTGGTGGACGGCGAGGAGATGCTGGAGCTGGACTACATGGCCAACATCTTCCGCGTAGGCGGCGAGGACATGCTGTCCATTTACCGCAGCAACATCGGCGGCTGACCACCGCTTCCAAGACAAAGGCCCGCAGTTGCGGGCCTTTCTTCATTTACTACTCGTCAGGGCTGGTCATTCTTCAATGGCTCTGCAGTACACGCCGCAACCCCATTGTGACGAACCACTTTCGTCAGGTAATCGTGCCCTTGGTCATCTTTGCGGATGCAGAATCTAACGTTTTGTCGCCCCCACTCGCCACCGAAGGAAAAGGAAAGCGGCTCATCATGTCGTAGTGCTTGAGGCGGTCGGGGCGTTTTGTCCGGCGACGCGATGCCATAGGGAACACACGTTGCCGGTGATGTAGGCAGCTTTCGCGTCCAGGTCTTGAACCAAGTGTCCCACAGATAACCAGGTGCGCGCGGCGACTCATTGAACAGCCGCAATGAGATGCCCATTCCCCGCAAGTAACCGGGAGGCTCAGCGCTCAATGGCACCAGCGAATAAAAACATGGAGTCCCATCCCTCATCATTGCACCGGCCACTGCATCATAGGGTTTGGAAATGGCCAGGGCATACATCGGGATGGCAAAAATAGCTGCCAATGCAGCTTTGGAGTAGTTCACGATCACGGCTCCACTTTGGTGGTCGTCGGCAACAATGCCGAATTCTTAGGGTTTGCCAGAAAACCTGCAAGCGCTTGGCTTAGGGCCTGTAGCCGTGGAGAGTGTTCCGTCATGTTCAGCTGCGTGGCACCGTAGTAATGCGAGATGAGCTCCGCTTGCTGTTCCATGTTGAAGTCCGACAAGGTCTTACCCTTGTCTTCTCCATTCAAATTGTACCGGTAGGCAGGCGATGGTTTGCCTCGGACACCATCGTCAGAGTATCCGCCTCGAGCACCCAGTTTGATCCCACCCCACACCACGCTATATCCCATCTGGTACTGCCAGACATGCCCCATCTCGTGAATGAACCAAACTTTGACTTCCTTTTCTACCGATGCGGTAGAGAAGTCCGGCAGAAAGTCAGGGGATGGGAAGTGGATTTCACCCTTTGGCGTCATGGCATTGTTAGACCTATCTGGTTGGCCGAATAGCCCCCCTTTGTGAATCTTCACTTTGCTGTAGTCGATGGCATCCTTGAACACGGTACGGGACATTGCGATTTCGCCAGCAGTCATCGGCCGCACATCCGCCTCTGGCAAGGTGTGATTGACGACAGACGAGCCAATGGCTTGCCGATTGGTTCCGACGTTGTTCAACGCAACTTTGAGCGCGGGCGCTGCCGCGCGGCCCCCTGTCTCGCACATGTGATCCGCCGTGCAGGCGCAGCCATAAAACGTATCTGGGTAGAACTCGGCATCGGTAATGGCTGTAGCGGTGTCCGTTGCGATCCGCTCCGTTTTGCCTGCGGAGTCGGTAGTGCCTTCAACGGTGCTACCGTCAGCCAGAGTCAGCTTGTAACGGGTATCCGCCAAGACGTTGCGGTCGGCAGTAAAGAATCTGATCTGCTCATCGAAAGCAATGAGGCCGGCCGCCGCCGCAATTACCGCGCCGGCCGCAATCCCTGCAGAGCTTGCCCCAGTAGTCGCCGTTCCACTGCCTTCATAGCTTCGCATGACGGAGCCCAGCGTGCTGATCAGCTTGGCACCGCAGCTGATGGCGTGGCCATCCAGCGCCACGCCTTTGCCGCCCACCGTCCAGGTGGGGTCGCCTTCCACAATCACGCAATTGGTATGGCCCTGCTGCGGGCAAGTGACGGAGTCGCCTACTAAGGCGACAGCCTTGCCGAACATGGTGGTGGTGCTGGAGGCGCTGACCACCTTGCCGCCGTGGCTGGTGGGATCGCCTAATCGAATAACGGGTTTCATGGACGCGGAAATTACCACGATGTCTTGACGTTTTCGACTGGCCGAATGTGCAAGCCCTTCTTTAAAGCCCTTTAACGGCGTTCTGGATGGCCCCAGGCCACAATCCTTTCGTGGTTCCCAATCAATCAACCGGAAGGATATCCCCATGGACAAGATCAAGCTGCAGTACCCGTTCACCAACGCCGCAGGCCAGCGCATCGACACGCTGGAAGTGTCGCGCCTGAAGCGCGCGGACCTGAAAGCGGCCAGCCGTCACAGCCAGGACGACGCCGACCAGGAAGACTTCCTGTTCGCCCGCATGACCGGTCTGACGCTGGAAGACATCGACCAGCTGGACATCGCCGACAGCCGCGCGCTCTCCGATTGTTTTCGCCAAATGTTGGGCATCGGAGACCAGCCTGCAGCCGCTGGATGAGGTGCTGCTGATTGTGTTGCGGATGCAGCCCTCTGAAATCGATGGGCTGGAGATGGTGGATTACTGGTGGTGGGTGGAGGTGGCTGAGCGGGAGCTCAAGCGCCGGAGTGCGTAGCGCGGCGGTACACGGCCAGCACGGCCGCTACCAACACGCCAGCTGCAAAGGATGCGCCGGCCGCCAAAGGCGCGCCGGCCATCGCTGCCAGCGGCAATACGATAGCGAACAGGATAACCGCGGCCCACAGCGGCAGATTGGCAAAGCAAACCCAAGCCAGCCAGATGGCTCCGCTGCAGATGGCCAGCCAGTAAATGGCTTTGGCGGTAGTGAGGGCGGTTTTTTCAAACATGTTTACAGCATAGCAAAAGGTCGCATGGCATGGCCAATGAACTGCTGATCGGGGTAAAAATCGGCGCGGCGCTGTCCGGCACGTTTCAGTCGGCGTTCGCATCCGCACGCGGCACCGCTGCGCGTCTGGGCCAGGTTGCCGACGAGTTGCGGCTCAAACACAACCGGCTGGGCGATGCGATGGCGCGGGCGATGTCCCACCCCACGCGCAATGTCGCGGAACTGAAGCGTCAATATGACCGGCTGGGCCTGACCCTTGATCAACTGCGGAGCAAGCAGGAGCGCTTGACGGCAAGCCTGGCACGTGGAGAAACGCTCAAGGCAAACCGTTCTGAGTTGCGCGGCCAGGCGATGGAGACCGCAGGAACAGCGCTGGCGTTGATGGCGCCAGTGGTCAAGTCGGGCAACGTGGCGATTGATTTCCAGGACCAATTGCGAGACATCGCCATCACCGGTGAATTTTCGAAGGCTGAGGAAGCCAAGCTTGGCGCAACTATCCGTGATGCTGCACTCAAGTGGAACCAATTCCAGGATGAAATCGCGCGCGGCACCTCGGTTTTGGTAGCCGGCGGCATTCAGGATGCGAAAGCTCTGGAGAAGTACGCTCCAGTGATGGCCAAGGCGGCCACCGCGACCCGTGCCAGCATGGACGACTTAGGCAGCGTGGCCATCGCGCTGAAAGACAATCTCAAGGTTGGCGAAGACGGCTTTGAAGGTGCGCTCAATATGCTCGCCTATGCGGGCAAGCGCGGTCAGTTTGAAATCCGCGACATGGCCAAGTGGTTGCCGGCGCTGTCGCCGTCGTTCCAGGCTCTCGGCGTCACTGGCAAGGAAGCCGTGGCTGAGATCGGCGCGGCGTTGCAGATCGCCCGAAAAGGCGCCGGTTCTAACGACGAGGCCGCCAACAATTTCAAGAATTTCCTGCAGAAGATCACCGCCCCGGACACGCTAAAAGACTTTGCCAATGCGGGGATTGATCTGAAAGCCAGCATGATGAATTTGCGCGCACAAGGTCTGTCGCCTGTGCAGTCCATGTTGGCCATCATTACTCAATACATGCAATCCAAGGGGCCGGCAGCGGCTGGCCAGTTTAAACAGGCGATGGCCATCAAGGATGACAAAGAGCGTGCGACGGCGCTGCAACGCCTTTCTGAAGCTTACAAGCTCGGTGAGTTGTTCCAGGATATGCAAGCCATGTCGTTTATTCGACCTGCTATCGCAAATCAGGAGGAAATGAAGGACATCCAGCAAGGCAGCATGGCCGCCTCGGACAAGGGCTTGCTGGATCAGGACTGGAAAAAACGGATGGACACCGCCAAGTCCCAAATCGACAAGTTCAAGATTGGCATAACCGAACTGGGGCTCACGATAGGCAACACCCTGCTGCCTCCTATTTCGGAAACGATTGTCGAAATCATGCCGGCTGTGAAGGCATTTGGGGAGTGGGCTAAAGCACACCCCGCAGTCATTAAAGGCGTGATCGGTTTGGTAGGCGGCCTCCTGGCCGGCAAGATGGCATTCATCGGCATCAAATACGGTATCAACTTGGTCCTGTCGCCTTTCAATGCACTGACCACCTCGATCACTGCCGTCTCAGGTAAATGGATTTATTTTAAGGGACTATGGCAGGCCGGCCGCTTCGCGCCGTTTATTTCCGGCTTGCGAAGTGTTGGCGGCGGTGTCATGGCGGTTGGACGTTTCCTGCTCCCGTTTGGCCGTGGTTTTGCGATGGCCTTTGGCTCTCCGTTGATGTTGGCCGCGCGCGGCGCGCTGGCTCTAGGTCGCGTATTGGGCGGTGGCTTGCTGGGCGGCATTCGTTTAGTGGGCCAGGCGGTGTTGTGGCTGGGCCGAGCTGCGATGATGAATCCGATTGGACTCGCTGTGATGGCAATCGCCGGTGCTGCTTACCTGATCTATCGCTACTGGACACCAATCAAAGCTTTCTTCGGCAAAGTTTGGGCGGCAGTGGACAGCGTGTTCAAACGCTATCCCATCCTCAACTATCTAATCCCCATCATCGGCATCCCGCGGCTGATCATCGCCAACTGGGGCCGCATCAAAACCTTCTTCAGCGGGCTGTGGGAGACCGTGAAGCAGTCCATGGCCAGCGCCTGGAGCTGGATGAAGGCCAAGGTGGCCAGCTGGATCGTGTTCTGGTTGCCAGTATTCCGCTTTGCCGGCGAGCTGCCTGGCAAGTTCATGCAGGCTGGCAAAGACCTGGTAATGGGGCTAGTGGGCGGCATCAAGTCAAAACTCGGCGCGGCGAAGGACGCGATTGTGGGCCTGGGGACAGGCGTCAAAAACTGGTTTACCAACCACCTCGGCATCAAATCGCCATCGCGGGTCTTCATGGGCTTTGGCGACAACATCGCCCAGGGCGCAGCCATTGGCATAGACCGCAGCACCGTCCACGCCGCGCGCGCGACCGGCGCCATGGCCCGCGCCGCGACCAACGCCTGGGGCAAACCGCAGCTGCGAACACAGATCGCGGCCGATGGGATGCAGCGTCTCCAGGCGGGTGGAAAAGGCGCGCCTGCGGGCGGCGGAATGGTGATCCACTTTAGCCCGGTCATCAACGTGCCCGCAGGGGCGCCGGAGGCGGTCAAGGCTGCCGTCCAATCCGGGCTGCAGCTGTCGATGCATGAGCTGGAGCAGATGATGCGCCGCGTCTGGGCGGAACGGGAGCGGAGGGCCTTCAAATAATGTTTGCGCTCCTGGGCGAGGTCCAATTCGACCTCATCACCTATTTCGACGGCTTCGAGTCGCAGTTCGGCGCCGACTATGCCGAGCATGCGCTGATTGAAGGCAAGCCGCGCCTGCAGTGGATGGCGGACAAGCTGGATGAAATCCGCATCCAGCTGTCGTTCCACGTCCAGTTCTGCGACCCGGAAGCCGAGCTGCTGAAGTTGCGCCAGGCGTTGGCCGAACACCGGGCTATGGCGCTGGTGCTGGGCAACGGCGATTACAAGGGCTGGTTTGTCTTGATTGACGTGACGGCCACCAGCAAGCAAACCGACAAGGCCGGCACGCTGCTGGCCCTGGAGGCAAGCATCACCCTGCGCGAGTACGTGGGCGACAAGAAGAAGCCGCTGCCGCCCGCAGTCCAGCCGGCGCAGCCTCCGGCCGCGGCCGTCGCCTCCCCAGTGGGCCAGGCTGCGGGCGCGTTGAAAATGGCCACCTCCTCGGTGCGGGACAATATCCGCCAGGCGGTGGCCTATGCCAACCAGGGCCAGGCCGCCATCCGCTTGGCGCGCGACTCGGCCCAGCTGGCCAAGCAGATGGCAGGCAATCCACAAGCCGCTCTCGGCCGGGTGTCCGGCCTGCTGGCCGATGCCCAGCGCGCGGCAACGCCGCTGCAGCAATTGGCTGAGGTGAGCGGCAAGCTCCCCGAGGCCGCTGGCATCGCCCGCGCCGGCTCCAATGCCCTGGCCGCGGTGCGCAGCGCGCAGAACACCCTAGGCTCGGTCAACGCCGGCAATCTGGCGGGCAAGCTGGATACCTACGCCGGCTACCTGAGCGCGGCCGGCAGCGCGCTGGATGCCGCGTCGCCGGCCATCAGCAAGCTGGCCGCCAAGGTCATCACGAGGGCCATCTGATGTTCCTGAACCACATTACCCGCGAGGGCGAGCGCTGGGACCAGATCGCCTGGCGCTACTACGGCGACGCGCTGGCCTACGAGCAGATCATCGCCGCCAACCCGCACGCGCCGCTGGGCGTGGCGCTGCCGGCCGGGCTGACCCTGTCCATCCCGGTGATTGAACAAGCCGATCTGGCTGAGGAGCTGCCGCTATGGATGCGCTGAATACGGTGCCGCACCCGGTGTTCCAGCTCGCCTATGGCCAGCACAACATCACCAGCGACATCACCCCCTACGTGCTGTCGGTGACGTATACCGACTATCTGTCCGGCCAGTCTGACGAGCTGGAGGTGGCGCTGGAGGACAGCGACGGCCGCTGGATCAACGCCTGGTATCCACGCCAGGGCGACAAGCTGAAGCTGAAGATCGGCTATGCCGGCGAGCCGCTACTGCCCTGCGGCGAGTTCGAGATCGACGAGGTCGAATTCGCCTTCCCGCCGTCCACGGTGTCGATCAAGGCGCTGGCGGCCGGCGTGAAGAAGTCGGTACGCACGCGTGTCGGCCGGGCCTACGAGAACACCACGCTGGCGGCCATCGCTCAGCGTATCGCCAAACGCAACCACCTTGTGCTGGTCGGCAAAATCCGCGACATCCGCATCGACCGGGTGACGCAATACCAGGAGCGCGACGTGGCGTTCCTGGTGCGCCTGGCGCGGGAGTTTGGCTACGTGTTCAAGATCACCGGCAACAAGATGGTGTTCAGCGAGCTGGCTGACTTGCGCGACGGCGCGGCGGTGCTGACGCTGCAGCGAACCGATCTGACCTCGGTCCACCTGCGCGACAAGATCAAGGAGATTTACCAGGAGGCAAAGCTCAAGCGCCATAACCCCAAGACCAAGAAGCTGGTGGTGTACGGGATGAAGGCTGGCCAGGTGGCCGAGGTGGGCCATACCACCCAGACCAGCAAGAAAGGCGGCCATACGCCTGGCACCAGCGGCGACACGCTGAAGATGGCCGGCCGCGCCTCATCCAGGGCGACGGCCCATGCCAAGGTGAAGGCGGCGATGGACAAGAGCAATTTGGAGCAGACTTCCGGCAACCTAGCGCTACCAGGCCAGCCGAAGCTGGTGGCGGGGACTACGTTTGACCTGGCCGGCCTGGGCAAGCTGGACGGCCGCTACCTGGTGGAATCCGCCCGCCATCGGATCGACCGCAGCAGCGGGTACTCCACCGAGCTGGAAGTGAAGCGCGCTAGCCTGCCGGTGCAGAAAGGCTCCGGCCGCACCGGCAAGAAGGCTGCCAGCAAAGGGCTGAAGGTCTACGGAATGAAGAATGGCCAGGTCGACGTGGTCGGCACCACGCCACAGAAAGGCAAGAAGAAATGAACGAGACCCTGGACGAGTTCGGCGCCACCATCAAATACGGCACCGTCAGCGCCAGCCGGCCGGGCTTCGCCCGCGTGCGCCTGCCGGACATGGACAATATGCGCACCATGTGGCTGCCCATCGCCTATCCGAAAACCCAGGACGACCAGGCGTGCTGGACCTACGACACAGGCGAGCAGGTAGCGGTGTTGCTGGATGCTCGCGGCGAGGACGGCGTGATCCTGGGCGCGATCTACTCCGAAGCCGACCCGCCGCCGACTACCAGCCGCGACAAGTTCATGGTGCGGTTCAAGGACGGCGCGCTGCTGGAGTACGACCGCGCCAGCCACACCCTGACCGTGTCCGGCGTGCAGAAGGTGGTGATGCAGGCCAGCGCCGACATCCTGCTGCAGGCCGGGGGCAAGGTGACGGTGGACGCGCCGGATTCCGAGTTCTCCGGCAACGTCCTGGTGAAGGGCAAACTGGTGGGACAAGGCGGGATGGCGGTATCGGGCGGGGCTGGTGCGGCGGCAGCTATCAACGGGAACGTGCAGGTGGATGGTAGCGTTAATGCCACTGGCGTTATCATGGATGCCGGAGGGAACTCCAATCACCATACTCACTGAGTGAAGGGAAAATTTTGGAAACGATACATTATCGCGGATTTGAAATTTGGTTTGCTGGGTACCCAAATGCAGACGAGACGTATGGGGTTCGTTACTACATTGGCCGTATTACGGATGATCAAGTGAGTGAAGTCCCATTCGCCTTAGATCACGACTGCGCCTCTATGGAAGAAGCAAACGCACACTCGCTGCATGCGGCACGACTTAAAGTCGATCAATACTATGAAGGTGTTGACCCGTCTTTGGCCATCCTCTTTTAAGTTGTAAAGCCCTTTAAAGTTCCTGCGCCGGCTCCTGCGACAACATAGTCGCATGAACCGGCTATCTGACTCCCTTCACTGGCAACCCGCGCTGAACCGGCCCGACCTCGTCGAGGCCGAGGCGGACATCGATCAGTGCATCCGCATCATCCTGACCACGCCCAAGGGCAGCGATCCGCATCGCCCGGACTTCGGTTCCGACATCCATCTGTATATCGATCACCCGGTCAGCCAAGCCGTGCCGCATGTGGTACGCGAGGCGGTGGAGGCTATTCGGCAATGGGAGCCTCGCTGCCAGCTGGTGAAGGTGGCCCCGCTGGTCGATGGCGCCCGCATCATCCTGCGCGTGACCTGGCGTATTGCTGCTGGCGTGCGGGAAACGGAGGTGCGGTTGTGACGCTACCCGAACCCGACTTCATCTCGCGCGACCCCGCAGCCATCACGGCCGAACTTATCGCCCATTACGAGCGGGAGAGTGGCAAGACCTTGTACCCGGCCCAGGTGGAGCGGCTGCTGATTGACCTGATCGCCTACCGGGAAACGCTGGTCCGTGTCGGCATCCAGGAAGCGGCCAAACAGAACCTGGTGGCATTCGCCCGCGCGCCGATGCTGGACTATCTGGGCCAACTGGTAGGCGTCACCCGCCTGCCGGCCCAGCCCGCCCGCGCTACGCTGCGCTTCAACTTGGATACGCCGCTGGCCAGCCCGCTGCCAATCCCGGCCGGCACCCGAGTGGAGAGTGGCGACGGCGTGGTCGCATTTGCCACCGACGAAGCGGCAACGCTGCCGGCCGGCATGGTGTCGCTGGAGATAGCTGCCACTTGCCAGGACGCCGGCAGCGCCGGCAACGGCTGGCAGCCTGGCCAGATAGTCAACCTGATGGACGACCTGGGCGACATGGATGTGGTGGTGACCAACACAGTGGTGACGGCCGGAGGCGTGGACGAAGAGGACGACGAACGGTTGCGCGAGCGCATCATGCTGGCGCCGGAGTCATTCTCCAATGCCGGCAGCCGCCAAGCCTACCGTTTCCACGCGCTGCGCGCGCACCAGAGCATTGTCGACGTGGCCGTGGTGTCGCCCACGCCTGGCGTTGTCCAGCTCTACCCACTGCTGAAAACCGGCTTGCCGGACGCCAACATGCTGGCACTGGTGCAAGCCACCTGCTCGGCCGAGAAGGTGCGGCCGCTGACCGACCGTGTGCAGGCGCTGGCGCCGGCCGCCGTGGATTATGTGATTGAAGCCCAGCTCAAGCTGTTCAGCTCGGCAGATGCGGTCCTGGTGCGTACAGCGGCGAACGAACGCGCCGCAACCTATGCCGCTTACCACTCGGCCGCGCTCGGCCGAGACATTGTTCCCAGCCAGATCATCGCTGCGCTGCAGGTGGATGGCGTCTACGAGGTCACGCTGATCAGTCCGCAGCGGCTTGAACTCGCCGAAAACGAATGGGCACGCTGCAACGCCATCAAGCTGATACCTACGGAGGCGACCAATGGCTGATCTTCCGCTGCCGCCAGCCCTAGCCGGCGATGCCCGCAGCCGCATCCTGGCCGCACTGTCGGCCAGGATCAGCGAGGCCGATTTGTCCACGCTCCTGGTCTATCTGGTGGACAACGTGACCAGCTCAGCGCTGCCACAGCTGGCTGAGCAATTCAGCCTAACCGGCGCCGACGGCTGGGCGCTGGCCGAGTCCGACGACGCGCGCCGAGGCCTGATTAAGACCGCCATTGAACTGCACCGCTACAAGGGCACGCCCTGGGCGATCCGCGAGGTAATCCGCCGCCTGTGTCTGGGCGAGGTGACCCTGATCGAGGGGCTGGCCAACAAGCAACATGATGGCGCCACCCGCCGAGACGGGATTTATTTCCACGGCGAGCCCACCGCCTGGGCGCGCTACCGCGTACTGCTGCAGCAGCCGATCACCAACGACCAGGCCAATCAGGTGCGCAGCATGTTGGCTGTCTATGCGCCGGCTCGCTGTCACCTGACTAGCCTGGACTACCAGGGCGTGGCCAATCGCCATAACGGAGCGATTTCAAGCCGCAACAAGCAATTCAACCGAGGGAGTGCCTGATGGCGTTTTTGCCGGAAAAGTCCATCTGGGAGGATGGCATCTATCAGCTGGAGACCTCTGACCCGGTGTTGGCCGGGCCGGATGGCATCGACAACCTGCAGGGCAAACAGCTGGCCAACCGCACTGTTTTCCTGAAGAAGCAGATCGATGACCTGGTCTCGGGAGCACTGGCCGCAGAGTACGCGGACCGCCTGAAAACGCCGCGAAACATCGCGATGACCGGCGACGGCAACTGGAGCGTGGCATTCGACGGCAACGGCAACGTTAGCGGCACGCTGACGCTGGCCAACTCCGGCGTGGCGCCGGGCAGTTACGGCATCGTGACCGTGGACGCGAAGGGCCGCGTCACGGCCGCACGTCAAATGAACGGCAACGATGTGCCGGCGCATGACTGGAACAAGATATCCAGCGGCAAACCGAATACGCTGGCTGGCTATGGCATTACAGATGGTGCCTCGACTGCGCAGTTGGCTGCGGCCATGCAATACGCGTTAGGGATTTCTGTAGACGTTGCCCCAGACCTCAATGCAATCAGCGTGTCAGGTTCTGCGGTATACGGGGACAAAACCGCAAATCGGCCCAGCCAATTTGGTGTGGTGGTAACTGTTTCCAATCAAGTCAATATCCCAGCCGGAGGAACCACCTCATCGTGCTGGGTGTTCCAGCAGGCATTTACTACGGACGGCGCTGTTCTACGGCGTGGCCGTATCAACGCGGCAGACTGGAGCGCATGGACTGCGGTTTCTGATTCGGGGCCAAGCGGCGTGGCTGCGGGCACGTATGGCATCGTCACTGTAGATGACCGTGGCCGCGTCACCGCCGCGCGGCAGATGAACGGTAATGATGTGCCTGCGCACGACTGGGGCAAGATTGCCAGCGGCAAGCCGACCACGCTGTCGGGTTATGGCATTGCTCCCGCAAGCCAGGCCGAAGCCGAGGACGGCAGCGATAACACCAAGCCCATGACGCCGCTGCGGGTGGTTCAGGCGATTGCGCGACGGGTGGTTCAGGCGACAGAGGCGCTGATCGGGCTGGCCAGGATAGCGACCCAGTCCGAGGTTAACGCAGGGACGGATGACGCGACCATTGTCACGCCGCGCAAGCTCCGGGGCGGCTTCTCATGCTCGCTGACGGAAAATGGCTATATCGTGTTCCCTTGGTGGCTGGGGAACGCAGTGTTGCAATGGGGGCGCATTCTGGCCATTCCCTACGATGGCAGCAAGCGCATGCCTCTGCCTGTGCCGCTGTCATCCCTCCCGTTCTGCTCATTCCCTGTTATTGAAGCCGCAAGCACTTCTCCAAACGGCAATTACTCGGTGTATGCGCAGCATGATGCTGCAGGCGTCACGGTCTATCTCGATGGCAATGTGACAAGCGGCGCAACCCCTCAAAACGCGTTTGTGTTCAGCATCGGGAAAATGTGATGAAGACCTTTTTTTCAGCATCGACTCTAGGCTTTTATCTGTCCGAGGTATGCCCGAAGTCCTCCCTGCCAAATGACTGTGTCGAAACCAACTACGAAACCTACCGGGCGATGGTGCTCGCGCCGATCCCCGCGGGATTCGAGTTGGCTGCGGATGATTCGGGGAGGCCGATATTACGCGAGGTGTTACCGCCATCGCTTGATGAGTTGCGCGCCGCTGCGGCCTCGCGCATCAACGCGGCTCGGGACCGCGTGGAAGAGGGTGGATTTGCTTACCGGGGGGCGATGATCGATTCAGACTCACGGAGCGTCGAGCGGATCAACACCGCAGCCATGGCCGCGCTGATCGCAAAGACGAGCAATCAGCAATACAGCATCGATTGGAAAACCGCCGGCAATGAAAAGATGCCGCTGGACGCGGATGGGATGCTGGGCCTGCAAGCCGCACTGCAGGCTTGGGTGCGCCATGTGTTGGATGAGGCAGATAAGCGCAAATTGGCGATTTCGGTAGCGAGCTCGGACGACGAGATCGAAGTGATCGAGACGAAGCCCTGGCAATAAATTAAGAGACAGCGACCGGCCGAGTGTTAGAGCACGCGGCCGGCCAGCTGACCCGCAGAGCATGCCTGCAAGTCACCCCAAGGCTGTCACCGTAGGCCAACGGTAAAACAAGCCTATCGGGATATTTCGCAATAGGAAAGAGTCTTGCAGATGTTACAAATCACAGCATTACCCATTGTTCCTTGGATTGGAGGCAAGCGCCGGCTGGCAAAGCATATCCTGCCGCTGTTTCCCGAACACACTTGCTACGTGGAGCCGTTCTGCGGTGCCGCGGCGTTGTACTTCCTGAAAGAGCCAGCCAAAGCCGAAGTACTGAATGACGTGAACGGTGAGCTCGTCAACCTATACCGGGTTGTGCGCCATCACTTGGAAGAATTTGTGCGGCAGTTCAAATGGGCGCTCTCATCGCGGCAAATTTTCAAGTGGCTCCAGATCACACCGGAAGAGACGCTGACGGATATCCAAAGGGCTGCCAGGTTTTTTTACCTTCAGCGGCTGGCGTTTGGTGGCAAGGTCGAGGGACAAACGCTCGGCACATCGACTACCAGTCCGCCGAGGTTGAATCTGCTGAGGTTGGAGGAGGACCTGTCTGCCGCTCATCTGCGGTTGTCCCGGACATATATCGAGAATCTGGACTGGGCCGACTGCATCAAGAAATACGACCGCGAACACACGCTGGTCTACTGCGACCCTCCCTACTGGGGGACTGAAGGATACGGCGTAGAGTTCGGGCTGCACCAGTACCAGCGCATGGCCGAGTTGGCGAAGAGCATGAGGGGGCACATGATCATTTCGGTCAACGACATCCCGGAAATGCGACAGGCGTTCGATGGGCTGGCCATCGATAGGGTGGACATCAACTACAGCGTTGGAGGTGGCGGCCGCAGCAAGGAGAGAAAGGGCGAGTTGATCATCCGCAACTGGTGA